AAATTCCTCAAATTGAGAATAATCAAAACCATCTTTTGACATTAAACATCTGTCTCCATTTTCATTTCAACTGATTTCCTACTTTGAGCAACTCTAGGTTCTCCAACCAATCCCTTATAAGTTTCTAATATTTCTCCACTATTAGATAATTTATTGGCAATTACATAATCACCGTTTTGAATATCTACATCTAATGGACAATTTATTTTTAATCCTACAATTATTGGTTGAGTATCTGCTGTTGCTGAATCTGGATTATCAGCTGTTATGAATGCTATATGACAATATACATTGCTATACATAGGAACTAAACTACTTGTTTCACCTGTTGTTCCATCAGGATTTTGAATTTCAGTTCTTCTATATATATCCATCTTATCGGTATCAAATAATTTCATTGCTTCGCCAATAGGCTCAAAATTAATTTTGTTTTTCATAAGGACATACCACCTTATATAATAGTCTATATCGTTTTATCAATGTTTCATTATCGTTTAGTTTTTGTTGAATTAATAATTGCATTTTAGTTTGAGAAAAGCTACTAGCTCCAAAATTTACACTTCTACCATCTTCTGACATACTTTGAATAACATTATTTTCATCTGGATTTGTATCTGATAAGAATTGACCGTACATATCATTTACTATATCTATTGCTAAATATTTTAAATCCTCTGGAAATTTAGTTCTATTAGTTTTTATTATTATTTCTTGGCAAGTGCTATCAATAAATAAAGAAATTATATTAATTAATTTCTCATATTCCTCCGTTTGTTCTGGAGTAGCATTTTCAGGCAAATCCTCTATATTTCTTAAAGTTTTTATATTATTTAATATAAAATTAAATAGTTTATCATCTACTACATGATTACTCAAAATATATCACCTCAATTCTATTGTTGGTTTCTTCTTCCACGTCTTGAATTTGTTGATTCTTCAACTTTTTCTTCTACTTCTTTTTCAGGCTCTACTTCAGGATTTTCAACTTTTTCTTCAACTGGATTTTCTTCTACAACTTCTTCTTGTTTTACTTCTTCAGGTTGTGGTACAGGAACTTCTTCAACTTTTACTTCTTCTTTTACTATATTTTCAGGTTTCATTTCTTCTACTTGTTGCATTCTTCTTACTCTTTGAAATGCTGTTAAACTCATTTATTATTCCTCCTTTTATTAAAAATTCCCAATGATTAGCGAACTAATCATCTAATCATTGGGATTATATATGAATTGATTATGTTAAGATATCTTATGTTTAATTGCTACCAATCCAATATTCTTATCTTCATAAACTCTTTCCCAGTTAGTTCCAGTAGCAAGTTCTGCATTTGTTGGAGTAACTCCAGCTGGAGTACCTTTCCACTTAATTCCCATTGGATGTAATACAAAAGCACGTCTATTAATTAAGAAATCTTCTCCTGCTAATGAATCTCTATCTGTTTCTGTTGGTGTTAATGAAACTGGTGTTCCTTCACCTCTACCAATAGCACCTTTAGCAAATAGATAAGTTGTATATATTGGTGTTTGTCCAGATGTATCAACTGGCATTCCATCATCAGTGATAATTTGATATCCTAAATATGTAGGGAATGCTATTTTACCATCTGATGTAGTTGTATATTGAATTAAGTTTTGTTTTTGTAATTCAGTAAATACTGCTGAATGCATCATAATTGCTTGTAATTGGTCTGCACTATCTCCTAATAATTGTTTAGCATCTAGTACCATTGGACCATCAATTCCACTTGCTGCAGCTGATTTATCTAATGTATGCTTTGACATTGAAGCTGCTGCAAAAGCACCTGTTAATACTGATACAAGAGTTGCTTGTTCTCTTCTTGCCCAATAGTCAGATACTCTATCAGCTATTGCTGCCATTGGGTCATCTCCTGCAAGTGCTCCTGCAAGTTCATTAGCTCCCCAAGCTCTACCTCTTAATAGTAAGCAAGCAACATCTTTGTCTGCTCCAATTTTTCCAGGTGTTAATGGAGTTTGGTCTGATAATACCTCATCTGCTCCTGTTAAATCTTTCCAATATGGCATCTGCATTGTTGTACCGCCTGCAGTAACCAATTCATTTAATTTTGGATTAGCGATTGCTATTCCTGATGTTAATATTCTTGATTTCTCCGCTGTTTTTTCAATAACATATGGAGTAAATATTTCTGGAACTATAACATCTGCAATTTTTGTAACTGCCATTTTTTATTCCTCCTTTTAAAATTTTAAATTGACTCCAGCTTCTGCTGCTAATTTTTTAGCAAGCTCTGGATTTTGTCTAATTAATTGACCTTGTTTAGTAAGATTAATTTGACCAGCTTTAAAAGGATTATCTTGATTATCAATAATAACTTTTGAAGGTTGTTGAAGTGCCTGTCCTTTTGGCATATCAGGATTTGGTTCTACAACAGGTTCTACTGGTTTTTCAACATTAATCATTGAAATTACTTCTTTAATAGTATCCTCTATTGTATTATCCTCTGTTTTTAATCCTTTTGCCATTTTAACTATTTTTTCAACATCATCTTCTTTTTTACCTGTTAATTCAATTAATGCTTTTATTACATAGTCTTTTTCTTCTAAATCTTGTGTCAATTTTAGATTATCAGCTTGAAGTTCTTCCATAACTTGGTTTTTCTTTTCTTCATCTGATAAACTATCTTGATATGCTTGTTTATAAGCACTCAATTTTTCCATCTCATCATCTTTTAGACCTAATTCAGCTAAAATTTTTCTTTTAGTTTCTCTTTCAGCTGAACCTCTAGCTTTAGCAGCTATATTGTCCAAATCTTGTTGAGTGAAAGTTTTGCCCTCATCTTTCTTTACATCTACTTGAGGTTGAGTAGGTTGATTGCCCTCATTAACTTGAGGTTGATTGTTTAAATTTGCCCCATCATTTGGGTTTGCCTCAGGATTTGCTCCTTGAGTATTATCTAAAGTCATAAAAGACTCCTCCTTCAATAATAAATATTTACATTATATATTATATTAATGGAAAATAAATATTTTTATATTAATTTTCTATTCCATTTATACATATCTAAATTATTTTTTAAGAAATTTGTTGTTTCTGTAACTTCAGGATTAACAATACATCCTCTAAATGTAAAAGAATCATCCAATCCCCAATTACCATTATAATTCTGTCTAACTATATTAGCAAATATAAAACTATCATATCCACTTTCGCTTGTATATATAGTATCTTTATCTATAATTTGTTCTACTATTGCTACGTGACCTACTCCATCATCACCGTGTAGTTTATTTCCACCTTTCCAAACCATTATTCCTCCAAGAGTAGGTTCATCTGATATATGTAAACCTCTTTCTAATGCTTCTTCTATAAAGTTTTCTGCATTAGTTATTAATTGATATTCTATAAAAGGTTTTCCTATTATTTCGGCAAATCTTCCATTAGCATATCCAACACAATTTGCTAATACATCACAATCTCTATCTAATGGTTTACCTAATACAGCACTATTCCATCCTCCTGATTGAACTCTTATATAATATTTATTTCCTCTTTCTGGTTTTGTTAATCTTTGTTCAAACATTATTATCATCTCCTGTAAATACTATTTTGATAGATATAGGTTCCATCTTTATTTTTCTTTAAAGCATTTTTCCATTCTTCATAAGTTACATCTTCATCTATCTTATGCTTAATACCATTTCTATCTTTTATATATTGTTCTATTTCAGTATCAAATTCATCTGGTTCAAAATATGGAATAGTTGTTGTTCTACAATTTGGATGAAATGGTGGATAATTTACACCAACTTCTTTTTCTGATAATTTTATTATCTCCCCATCCATTTCCCTACATATATCTGAAGTTCTACTATCTAATGTTGCTAATATTTGATATTTTTCTATTCCAGCTTCTCTATATCCTTGAGCAGTAGCATCATTTAATATTAAATTATATTCAGTTCTAACTAATCTAACAGTAGAATTATATTTAGAACCTAATTGTTTAGAAGCTATATCAGCAACTTTTCTAGGATTATACCCTAAAATAATTCCTTGTGGTATTTGTTGATTTAATATATTTTCTAGATTTGTTTTATTCTTCCATAACACATCACTATAATTTTCTGTCATATAAGGAGTTGTTATAGCTTTTTCTATTGCTTTAGTATTTAACATAGCAAAATTATCTGAAAAACCTAAAAATTTTTGTTGGTTAAATATAGTTTCATAATATCCATCTTCAAAAGTATTCTGTAATTCTTCTCCAAGACTAGTATTAACATTGTTATATAATTTTTCTACTTCAAAATCTATTTTAGTTTTTAATTCATCTAATCTAGATATTCTTGATTTTGCTCTTAATATTTTTATTTTATTTTCAAAATCTTTATCTAATTTATGTTCTTTTACATAATCTGCTATATCTTTTATACTTTCTTTAAATGATTTTAATTCTTCTCTATTTAATAATTTTTTCAAATCTGCCATTGTATAGTTATTAGCTATTGCAAACTTACCATAAAATTTTTCTATTTCACCTTCAATTGCTTTACTAGCATTCATATATTGCTTTTTTAACTGCTCAACATAGTCTAAAATGTCTTTTTCACCATCTAGAAACAATTTTTCATTACGATTTTGCCAGTATTCCTTTTGTTTATTGTTAGGATTAATTTTAGCCATATTTCATCTCCTACATATAAAAGTATATTACTTTAAAATAAAAACGGCTTAAAATTGATTCTAATAAGTCGTTTTTACTCTAAAATTACGAATTTTCTTCATTTTTGTCATTTTCTTCAGGATTTTGTGGTTCATTCTCATCTTCATTTGGATTTCCATTCTGTTTTAATATTAATTCATTTCTTTCCATCTCTTTATCCAAATCTTCTTTTCTTCTTTTCTCTTCTTTTTCGTGATTTTCTACATAAGGGTTAAGCTCGTCTCTAGTTTCTTGAGATAATTCTGATTGAAGTTTAACTATATTATCTATAATTCCAGTTTCATCTATCATCATATCTCTATCTAATGTAAATGTTATTGGAGTTGCTTGTAATTCTTCAAAAGTTCCTAATCCACCTCTCCAAGCTAACCACTTATCAAAGAAATATTTTAAGTTTGACATCATAAATCTAAATTCTGTTTCATAACCATTTGCCCATTCATTTAAACTTTCATAGAAAGACCTCATTGCTGCACCTGATGGATTTGTACCTAATTGTATAGTAGTTAAATCGACTGTACTTGTATTATCTTGTATTTCTTTACCTATTAATTCTAGTTCTTGTGCTATTGCTGCTACATTAGCATCTATTTTAATAAATTTAGCATCTCCTCCAGGGTCAATTGACATTATTCTACTATTCTGTACTAATTTTCTAGCCCTTACAATTTCACCCATTTCTGCACTCATACCTTCTACAACCAATACAGCATCTATATCATCTAATAAACTATCTATTGATTTTGATTTAAGCATATCATAACTATCTACATCTGTTCTACATTCATTTAATAACGGTAATTCATCATCATTTCCTTTAAACCAAATAAAAGGTACTCTATCCCAACTTATTCCTTCACCTTTTGCTGTTTTCATATGAGTTTCTTGTATTGTAGCTCTCTCTTCTAATGTATCATCCAATTCATATTCTTTACCTGTATCAACTACTAAATCACCAGAACCTTCACCATCACCATAATCTATAAATTTTTCTACAATACTTCTATCCCAGAATTCAACTTTTCTAACATCTGAAGCAGTTTGATTATTATATTCTGTTACTTCATAATCTCTAACTAAAGCATCTAAATCCGTATGAGCTACATCTGCCCACGCTGGATAAATAGTTTCTGCTACCATATCTATTATATCTAATTCACCTTTTTCATTAATCCAAGGGTAAAGCCAACCAATACCTTTATTAATAGCACTTTTTCCTGTTCTTTTTATAACTGACCTATGTTTTTCATCTAAAAACTTTTCCCATTCTGCTTTATATCTATCATTATCACAACTAATAACAAAAGGTTTTGCTAATGCAAAGTTTAATTTTTGATTCAATGATTTTCTATATTTTGCTGTTTTACTTTTTGTATTTGCTAATGTATCATTTTGTATAATATGTCCATCTTCATCTTTATAACTTCTAGTCTTGCTATCTATTGTAGTATTTTGAACTAAACTATATTTATCAGCATCATTCATATCTTGTATTTTTTGACAGCCACGCCATTCATTTAATATATTTTGAGTTATTTCTTTATTTATAGTTCCTTTTGCTCCATATTCTATTTGAGCATTAATAATATCCATTTGACTGATTTGCATTAATTTTTCCTCCTAAACTATTTTAAGATTATCTACTTTAAAGGCTTCTTTTAAGAATTTAATTAAATCTTCTTTTAATATTTCCACAGTATAAGTTTTATCCTCCTCATAGTAACCTGCAAAAGTTAAATCTTGAAATTTCTTTTTCATTTCCTCTGACATAATATAAAACCTCCTATCCAAATTTTACTTTCATTCCAGTGTCTAATTCCTCTGCAATTGAAGTTACATTATCTTCTGCATCATCGTGTTCATTCTTACCTTGTCTCTGGTATTCATTCATACTGTTATAAAATTCTTTGTAACGAATATTCCAATCCATTGGAAAATATATATTATCTTGAACGAAAGTAGCATTACTTAATATTCTTGCCTCTTTATTTAATGTTTGTGTATATGGTTTAAATATAGTTTTATTACCACCAAATTGTTTATAAAATCTTTCAACTGACCTAGCCCAAGCTCTTCCACCATTATTTGATTCAGGTCTAAATACAAAAGGATTAAATTTTACTAATCGTCTAGCAGCTTCTGGTTCTGTTACTTCTCCACCTTCTTGTGTATAATATATATCTAATACATAAGCCTTTTTATCTGCTGTTACTCCATATATTATCATTGATAAATAATCTTCACCACTATCTGCCACATCTGCTCTAGCTCTAACTTCTCTAAATACAATTTTTCCATCAGGATTATCAATTGTTTTGATATCTGCTGGATTATATGTAAGAAATCTTTTATATAATTTACCTTTTAAATCAACAGGTTCTTGGTCATAATTGGCTCTAACTATATCCTCACCAATTGTTTGTACTAATAAATCATATTGATTTTTATTTAATATTGAAGGGTTTAACATTTTATCTAATTTAGAATCATAGGCTTTTTTAGTTATTAATCTATATTTTCTGCCTTGCTCCTCTAACATTTGCATTAATCTTCCTGCCATATCTCCAGTTGCCCATCTTGTCATTACTATTATTATTTTTCTTTTTCCTTCTAATCTGGAATATAGAGTATCTTGAAACCAATCTTCAAACAATGCTCTTAATAATTCTTTATGATAAGCTTCATATTTATTTTTAATAGTATCATCTAATATTAGAAAATCACAACCTATACCAGTTGAACCTGCACTTGGTGAAGTAGCTAGATAATTATCTTCATCACTTCCTGTAACTCCGCCAATTATCTATACTACCACTACCATCTTTTATTGTTACTTTTGGAAATACTTGTCTAAATACTATCTTGCCTTTTTCTTCTCTTTGTAATATTCTATTTCTTACTGCTTTACTACTTCTTCTAGATAATTGTGCATTATAACAACCTTCCATTATTTTATATTTTGGATTTTTACCTAATAACCAATCTACTGCATTATTTACCGTTCTTGTTTTACCGATGCCTAGGAGGCATACATATTATCAACGCTTCATTATCATCATTTTCAAATTCTTGTATTCCATCGCATATTTCTTTTAGATAAGGTGCCTGTTCTTCATCATAGAATTTTTCATCATCTACTATTTGACAATAACTAAATAAATCTTTTGAAGCTAATACCATTTTTAACTTATTTATTTGATTATCAGTTAATGTTTTTACCATTACTTACCTTTCTTTTTAAAATAATTTGAAATTTCTTTATCCTGATTAATGTTTTGATGGTCTAACAGAAATTTTTTAGTTTTAGCATCTAATTCATTAATATTTTTACAAGCTAATAATTTCTTACTTATTTCTGGATAATATATATTTGTATATCTAATAATTTTACTGACTTTTTTATCATAATCTTTATCCATCACTAAAAATCATCTTCTTTCTATTTAAAATTACTAAAACTCCTTGACGTTTATCAATAATAGCATCATAACCTAAAGTAGCTGCTAAATATCCACTATCGGATAAAATATGCATTGATTTATTATAGGAATCATTAGCTTTTGTATATAATTCTTTATTATTCTCATTAAAAGCTCTGTCAACTTGTTTATCTCTTTTTTGTGTTATGTTATCTAATATTGATTTTCTTTTATTTGCTATTTCATCATTACTTATTATTTTAGAATCGTTTTTTAGCATACATCTCATAATATGTTCGCCATATCCATGAGCACGTTCTTCAGCATTTTCTCCAACAAAAGCATAAATACCTCTACCAAAAGCAGAAGAACCAGAACCGCTTGTGTGTAATTCCCCTTCTTTGTATTGTTTCATATAACTTTCCATTCGGGTATCATCAGCTTCAATTCCTCTACATATTTCTCCTAAATTATTAGTTTTTAATTCTTTTTGATAAGCTTCTTTAGATATAACTTCAGGTTTATCTCCATAACCAAGCTTATTATAAAAATCATTTGCTATAGCTTGTCCTTTATCAGAAGAATTCTCATATTTAGAATCTTGAAACATACTATCTAATTCTTCACCTTTTTTAAGAACACTGTCTACCTCTGACTCTATACCACTTTTTTTAGTACCGGTTTTAGAAGATAATTTTGCAACTGTTTTTCCGTGTTTACTAGCATAATACTTTTTAGCAGCTTCAGCCTTTGTTTGTCCTTTCATTATTGGTATATGTGCTCCACCTTTTAAGGAAAACCAACCTACTATTTCAGCCATCTTATTCTCCTTTTTTACTAATACTTATTAATTGTTTTAACTCCTCAGCTGTTAATTTTTCCATTTCTTCTCTTTCTTCATCATCTTGATTTATTTCTACTTTTGTAATATCAAAGCCAAACATTCTATTTAATATTTTAGCTCCTTCATATATTCCGTGTGTATTAACAGCATTTATTCTTCTTATTTTTCTTAAATCTGACATCTCATCTAATAATTTATTAATATGTGCTTGAACATTTTTTGTATCTACATTATCTACTGTTAATAATTGAACCCATTGCTGTAATTCATAATCTTTTCTATCTAAATCTTGTTGATATGCTTGTTCTATTCTTTCCATATCTTGTTGGTGCATTTCCATTGCTTTATTTATTGTTTCTAATGCCTTTTGTCTTGTCCATACTACTTTTTTTAAATCTCTATATCCTATTTGCTCTAGTCTTAGTTTTACCTTAGTATCATTCATTAGTTTACTTGCATTCACATCTACTGCTTCTCTTTTCCAATTTTTTGCTTTTGGATATGCTGTTATATATGCTTCATATTGTGATTTTCCGCATTGCTATTTGTTGACAAAATTCTTCTTGTTTAGGAGTTAATCTTTGTTGTTCATAATTATCTTTATTGTATGCCATTTTGTTACTCACCTCTATTAATATTCAATACTTATTCTTATTATTTTATTTGAAGAATCATTATTTATAGCATTATATTCTAATTCCTCTACATCTTGTATATCTATTCCTAGATAATTTATATCATATTTATTTATGAATTCTTCTATATGTGTTTTTAATGATTTTAAATCATTTTCTTTATCCATTATATCTATCTCCTTATCTGTTTCTATATTTCGCTCTAATTGTTCAATATTTATATTATTTACTATTTTATCTAAGTCTTTTAAATAATGTTCTATATTTTTCATATTAATTATTATACTTCCTCCCTTGTTATTCCTTTTATTATCCAGAATTGTGCCTCTTCTAATTTTTGTAATCCTAATTCTATTTCTCTTGCTGGACTATTGTTACAATTTATATCTATTACATCATACATATTTGAAAATGAATTTCTTATTAAATCAATCTTATCTTCTTTTTCTTTATTTACAACTATATATTTCGCTCTTTTATTCATCTTTATATTTCACCTCCTCCATTAATACATTATATACTTTTTTATCGCCTACATATAACGGTATTTTGTCATCATTTTCTAATGCCCTTTTTGCTAAATCTATTAAATCATCTATAACACTTTTTAATCCGTTCTACTGTATCCATTCCATCATAATCATATCCTATATCTATTAGCATTTGTAAATATTTATTTTTTATTTCTATTTCTCTTTTTAAATCTTTATTCATTTATTGCCTCCATTATCTTTTACCTTATCACTATTTAATTTTCTTTTTGTTTCTCCTCTTTTTGCCATTACTAATGCTCTTGCTAAATCATCTATTAATTGATGTCTTAATTCTGATACTACCATACCATTATAATCTTGTTGAGTAAAACTTATTAATCCGAATTTTATATGTAATAATTCGTGAACTAATATTTGTTCAAAATCATATGCTTGTATTCTATCATTTCCGTGTTCTTCTTCACCTACTATTTTTATTGTTGCTGTTTTTATTGTATCTTCCCAATTTGTTTCTCCGCAACAATTATCTAATTCTAAATCTTCAAATTTACAATTATATCTTAATGTTATTAACCAATCTTGTAAACCTAATCTTTCTTGCCATTCATCTAATAATTTTTCTTCCATTTTTACTCCTTATATTTTGGCACCTGTTTAAGGATTTGAACCTCAACTAATGGTTTTGGAGACCATTGTGCTACCGTTACACCAAACAGATATATTGGCTCCCCTTCATAGACTCGAACTACGATTAACAAGGTCAAAGCCTGTTGTCCTACCATTAGACGAAAGGGGAATATATAATAGAAGTGCATTTCCTCAGATTTGCACTCCCCTGCTATGCAGAATTTAGTTATATTTTTAATCTTTGTCCAACATAAATTTTATTTGGATTGCTTATACCATTTTTTCTTGCTATTTCTTGATAAGTTGTATTATATTTTTTGGCAATGCCTGATAAGGTATCTCCTCTTTTTACTATATATATATTTTCTTTTTTAGGCTCTGGCTTTTTATAATTCAATATTTCATTTACTTTATTTTGTACTTCATTATAGTTATATCCAGCATTTTCTAGTCTTTGCTTTCTATCTTCACCATTACCCCATTGTCCATTTATAACCTCTCTTGCTATTTCATCAATAGATTTTTTATATTCTATTGGTCTTGTATTTCCAATTTCAGCAATTAAATCTCTGTACATATAGTTTGTATCAACTCCACCATTAATTCCGTCTATATGTCCATCTGATGAGTTTTGCCACATATCATATTCGCCCTCATATTTATTTGTTCCAGCACAATATGTTGCTATCCAAGTTGTATATCTACGTTTTATTTCATCTTTGTTTAGATAATTGTTAAACCAATCTCTATTAGCATATACTCCAGCCCAAAATCCGCCTTTTTCTATTTCTGTATTAAATGCTATTACAAGTTCTGTTAATCTAGTTCTTCCCTCAACTTTTATTTCTTTATCTTCCATATCAACATATACTGGTAGATTTAAAGATTTATCTTGAAGATATTTTACAACTTCTTGTCCTGCTAATCTTGCATTTTCAATAGAGTTTGTATAAGAATATACATATACTCCTACTGGTATATTTAATCTTTTACATTCATTATAATACGTTTCAAATTTATCATCCAGCCAAAATTTCTTGTTATCTCCACTATTTCCTAATTTTAAAATAATAAAATCCACTTGACTTTTTACTTTATTAAAATCAACATTTCCATTATGATGGCTAAGGTCTATTCCAAATTTACTCATAATTACTCTCCTTTCAATTTACTAAATAAATCATTTACAAAATTAGCTCCTCTTGATACTATTATTCCTGTTAATAAATATCCTATTACAGGAATAATTAAGTTTATTCCTACAATTTCAAAGATATTTATTTGAGCTAATGTACAGATAATCATAGATAAAAATAAACTTCCTATCATATTTATATTAAGTTTATTTTTATCCCAAATCATCTTTAAATTTTCCCATATTGACTCAACTAATATTGCTATGATAATTAATTGTGCATAATCCATAACTATTCTCCTTTACAATATAAAAATAGATAAATTTACTATTATTATATAAAGCAAACCTATCTATTTTTTATATTAATTTACATATACTTTCTAAAGAATCTGCCTCTTAAATCGTTTAAATCCTGTATATGAATAAAATTAGTTTCAATATCATTTTGTATTATGTTTATATGAGTTTTTAATGGATTTATTCTTATTTTAACATTCTTATCTTTTTTATATTTTTTTAATAAATCCCTTATTAAAATTTCAAATCTATGTCTATTTCCCACTACACCTATATTAGAAGATGTTGGACTTAATCTAGCATATAATTCATAAAATTTTATAATATCATCTCTATTTAACATTATTAATTCCTTCCTAATTCACCATATTTATAGAAAATCATTGCTGATTTATATACTATCTCTTTACGCATAACATATAATGTAGGCTCTTGAAGATTTAACTTTTCACTTAAATAAGAAAATAAAGTTGCATTTGTTGGATATCGATTTTTATAATCATATCTATGAATATAAAATACATCTAACAATTCCTTATAAAGAGGTATATTGAAAAAATCTTTTATTTCTATAATAGCATTATTCATATTATTGGTTAAATTTTCAAATTGTGTATAATTTCTTAAAAAATATTCTATCTTCTTATATTCATTACTTGATAGTAATTTCATTATTTACCTCCATATCAAATAAATAGGTCTTTTTTCTATTTAGATATTTTTTATAACAAACCGGACCAAAACCTAATTCTTTTGATTTATCATCTTTTAATCTACGATGACATCTTTTACAAATATCCTTATCATTAAATACATCTTTTTCCACTATCTCCACCATCTTTTCTCCAGCAAGTATAAGAACAATAATAATTTGTTTTTCCATATTTAGTTATCTTATATAAATGTTCTGCTGCAGGTATAAACATTTTTCCACATCTAAAACATTGTCTCATTAGTAAACTCATAATATTTCCTCCCTATAATATATTATTCAAAACATAATCAATAGAAATCTGCTCATCTATTTTTCCAGTTTTAATTCCTTCTTCTGTTTTTTGTATTATCCTCAAAGCTCTTACCAATTCTCCTATTGTATAATATCCTGTCTTATCTTTATTGTAATATACTTCATTACCTTTCAATCCTGTTGTTTTACATATATCATTTGATTTACAACTTTGTATTAATAATATTATTTTAAAATTATTATATAACAAACTTAATAATTTTATATTACTTTCACCTATCTGTTTCAATTGTTTTTGCAATTCATATACTTGCTTTATATCTCTTATTATTACTTTTTCTATAAATGTAAATGTTATATCTGATATTTCTTTATGAAATGCTCCTTGTTTTTCTAATGTAAAAAATAACCAATCAAAATTATTTTCATATTCATCTATAAAAACATTAAAATTTTTCACTTTATCCATTTCTAATAATATTTGATTATAACTACTGTTACAAATATTTATTAGCTTTTTACAATTACCTTCATTTAATGGAATTTCTTTCTGTATATACTTTGTTAATACATCATCAGATAATTTATTAAATTCTACTATTCTATTTTCAAATTGTTTATAAAATTTATTTCTTTTATCAAGATTATTGTATTTAAATATTATTATGTTTTCATTTGGATTTATTTCATTCCATACATTTTCTTGTTTCATTATATCTAAATCATCTAATATCACATATAATTTTTTTGTATTAAATAAATCATTTACATTCAAACTATTATGAATCTGTTTATATTCTTCTACATATTGTATTTCTAGATTTTTTATTTCTGCTATTTTATTTATATATATCTTTTGTATTGCTATTTCTTCTCCGTAAAAATATATATAAATTATCTAATTGTTTATCTTTTATCTGTTTTTGTAATTCTTGTATATTCATCTATTTCTCCTTATTATATAATTCCCAACAACCGAATGTATTATTAATATCTTTAACATATAAATCTTTATAAGTTATATTGATATCTATATTTCTATAAGCATAAGATTTACCTTCTCCTAATAGTTTAAATTCACTAACCATATCTGGAGTTACAGATATTTCTAACTCCTCAATATCATCTCTTTTAGATAAATTTTCCAAATATTTAATAACATCTTTTAATATTTCTTTATTTTTTAATTCCATTTATTTTCAACAACCTTTCCGCTCTTTGTTTGGTTTGTACATCAAATTTTAAAAAAGCTCCACTACTTCCATCCCATTCTTTAAACTGTTCATAATATTCTACATTTTTACTTGCTAGTGGATTTTCTTTCTGTAATTTAACTAATTCCATTGCCCATTTATCCCAAGTAGCATCATCTATTATATTTTTATCTAATTCATAATAAATATAACTATGAACTAGCATTTGCAATCTTCTTTGTTTTATTTTTTCTTCTATAGTTTGTAATGGTTTTTGTATTTCAAATAAACTCATATCTTACTCCTAAAATAATTGAATTGAATATATAGATGATATTGAAGTAGTTTCACAAATTTTAAATCCTAAATATGTTGGAGTTTTATTTTCATCATAGCCAACTAATTGTCTATTATAATGTCTTAATAATACGAAAACCCATAAAGGCATTTTTATATATTTTGGTTCTACTTTATGTGTTTGTATATATTCCCACTTTAATTTTTGAACTAAAACAAGAAGCTCTTCAACATCTAAAGTGTGTTCTTCACTTGAAACCACACCTTTAACATATTCACTCATTGTCTCCACTCCTTTCGTATATCTAATATCCACATATCTATAAGTGATTGTTTATTTATTCCGTTTATATTTAATTTATTCATATATACAGATGTTATACTTATACAATTTGATATTATCTTATAATCATAATTATTATCAAAATCATAACCTTCTTTTAAACTAATTAACTTATCCATACATACTTCTTCATACAACTTCCAAAACATTTCCAAATCATAGCCTTCTCCTGTATCTTTTAAATCTATCTTTTCTGCTATTTTAAAACTATTTGCACTTTGCACTTTATATATATTATTATATACTTTATCCACATAATCATAGAATTCTGAAGGTCCATATTTTAACAATAAACCTATTTGATATTTATTTTGACATACCTTAAATATAATTGCTCTATCTTCAGCCTTAACTACATCATAATAATACATATTTATTAATTTTTCTATTTCAGGTTCTTTATAATTTTCCATTTTTATTTGTTGACATCTACTTTTTATAGTATCTAATGTATTTTCTATTTGTTGTAATTCCATTATAAAATAGGCATTATTAGGTGGTTCCTCTATTACTTTTAATAAACTATTCTTTGCTCCTATGCTCATTTTATCTGCATTTTGAATTAAATATATAATAGGTTCTGTTTGTTTATATGCCATTTGTATCATTTCTCTAATTTCATCTATTTTAGTACCAACTTCTATCATATAGCAGCCACCTTTATCTGCTAATTCGTCTTTATAATAGTTATCTAATTTATGCATAATATATTTTGCTAATTCTGTTTTTCCTTGTCCTTTTTGTCCTATTATTACAGTAAATCTAGGAAATCCTTTTTCTATTAGATTATCTATTTGCTCTAATACTTTTTCTTGACCTATCATTAATTTCCACCTACATTTCTTATTCTAATTCCAAACTCTTTTCTTATCATATATACTTTTTGTTGTAATGCCTTCAAATTTTTTAATTCATATTTTTTAATCATATATTTACTATCGTGATTATCATAATCATTTAAGAATCTTCTTTTATCTTCAACACTCATTTTAGATTTACTTTTATTTGATTTCTTATCTTCTAATTTTATTTTTATGATACTATTTGGGTTTGATGCATTTGTTTGTATTTGTAATGGTTGTATTTCTAATTTTTTTACCTCAGTATCATTATTTTCTTTTATTTGTTTATTAGGTATTTCTATTAATCCTAATGCTATTGATATATTAATCTCTAATTTCTTTAATAATTCATCATCGGCTGTTCCAATATAATTAGTTAATTTATCTTTGTTTACACTCATCATATTTTCTGCTAATGCTGTTGATAAAGTGCCATCAAGCATAAATGATGTATGTGTAGGCATATTTTTCTTCTCTGCTGTTGTACAAGGTATTGCTAATAAACAATTAGAATTTTCATTTGCTAATTCATTTGACATAATTACTACTGGTCTTGTTTTTCCTTGAATGCTTCCATTATAATTATCACTGGTTTTATACCACCATATTTGACCTCTTTTAAATTTTTGAACTTTCATTACTATCTCCCTTTCTACATAACAATAATATTTTACTTTCTATTAATATTTTTGGATTTTGTTCATATTTTATTTGATTGCTTAAGTCTATTACTTCGTCTAATATATATAATAATTTATTATAATCTACATTTTTATATTCTTGTAAATTTATTGTATTTGGTATTTGTATATAATCATAATTGTTATATATTTGATACTTACATACATCTAATATAAATTGAATAAATTGTTTTATAAATAATTTTAAATCTTTTCCTTGATTATATATATTTTCTATATTGTTTATTGCTTCTTTTGTATGATTTTCCAGTATATTATGTAATAACCCGTGTAATGCTTCATAATCACTTATACCTAATGCTTTTACTACATTTTCTACTGTTATTTCATCGGAGTATGACATGCACTTCTCTAATAGTGAAATACCGTCACGCATACCACCTTCACAAATACGACTTATATATTTAATAGCTTCTATATCATAAGTTTTATTCATTAATATACCTCCATTTATAACCATTTAAAGTTTTATCTTTGCTACAATAATTTCTAATATTATTGTGACCATTATTAGTTTCATTTGCTGCTTGTAATACACTTGGAAATATTTTTATAATTTCATTTGTATTAGGGTCTATCATACAAACTTTCTTACCTTTACCATACATAGGATTATTTTTACCAGATACATCTGCGTGATTTTTCTTCATTTTTTGTTTAGTTTCTTCTGTATGATGTTTACCTTTCCATAAGTTAGTCATCATTTCTCTATATTCTAGATTTTCCCATTGCTTTTTAGCACTTAATTTTCTTCTAGTTACTTCCTTTTCAGAATTACAAGTAATTTTATTAGATTTACTTATTTTAGCTATCTGTTCTTGAGTAAATGTTTTACCTTTTCCAGCTATACTTATCTTTCTTTTAGTTTCTTCTGATAAATGCTTTCCTAAACGAGATTTACTAATCTTCTTCTTACTTTCATCTGATAATTGTCCTTTTGAACTAGCTTCTCGTTTATTATAATTACTTGTAGCATTAAACCCCCCATAATAGTCTATCCAATATTGCTCTCTTTCTGTTAAATTATCTTCTTCACACTCTTCTACAATTTCAAATTTAAAATTCTCTTCTCCATATTTATTCCAAGAATTTTGAAAATGTTTATTTATATGAATATTATTAGCTAAATGATTTCTATGTTCAGTTAATCTTCTAAAAATATCTATTGATTGACCAATATAAACTTTTCCATTTATTTTATTTAAAATTCTATAAATACCCACCATTATTTTCTTACATAACCTTCCTGATTTAATATATATTCAAGCCTATCAATAATACCTTGCTGACTTATTTTACAAAAATCATAACGCTGACATCTTGATAAAATTGTTTTAGGTATTTTTTGTGGGTCTGTTGTACATAATATAAATATTGTAGTTTTTGGAGGTTCTTCTAATAGTTTTAACATTGCATTCCAAGCACCGTTTGATAACATATGACATTCATCCATTATATATATTTTATATTTACTATCTAATGGTTTAAATTTTGCATCATCTATTATAACTCTTACTTGCTCTACTCCATTATTACTTGCTGCATCTACTTCTATTGGATTTCCTTGTCCTTCGTTTATCTTATTTGCAAATATTCTTGCCGATGTTGTTTTTCCCGTGCCGTGCCGGACCGTGTAAACAAATACGCATTTTTTATACTATTTGTTTCTATTTGATTTTCTAATATTACTTTTATATATTCCTGCTCTGTTAAATCTCCGCCAATCTCTAGGTCTATATTTTGTAGCCAAAGTTTGATTATTCATTTTTACCATTCTCCTTCCATTATTCGAAATAATATTCTTGCTACTATTTCGAACGGTAATAATATTATATCTAATATGAATACTAAAGGAATAAAAATTACAAACAATAAATAATCTAAATAAGTGGAATACATTTGCAAAATTGTACTATATAATAATAGCTGTGATAATATCATTTTACTACTTACCTTTCTTAAACTTATCTTTCTTTAATTTATTAAAACAAAATTTACAATAATAACTATCTGTAGCTTTTATCAATGTTACATTTGTCATTCCACATTCTTTACAACCAATAACCCTTATCTTTTCTTTAGTTTTAGGTTTTTCTTTTAGAGCTTCATCTAATGTTTTATTATTTGGATTTTCAATTGCTTCCAATCTATCACCTCCAATCCTTAAATCTATATCTTAAAATATTAATAGCTTTTCGGTAATCTCTACTTATCTGTGGTTGACTTACCCCTAATATTTCTCCGATTTGTTTCATTGTATGTCCTAATAAATGATATCTAATTACTTTACTTAATCTTCCAGGTAATATATCTATATATTCATTTAGATATTCAATTCCTATTTCATTTTCTGTCTCTTCAATTACATTAATTTTATCTGGTATTACATCTTGTAATTCACAATCATCATTTATATTAGAATAAATAGAAATATTATTAAAATGTTTTTTATTATCTCTTACATATTGTAGTATTTCATTTTTAATACATTGATAAGCATAAGTAGAAAACTTATTATTTAAAGAATTTTTATATGTTTTTGCTGCTTTTGTTATTCCTAAAAAAGCTAATGATTGTAATTCCTCAAGTTCTACAGAACCACCGAAACATTCTATAATATTTAAGAGCCAAGCTATAACATAAATTCATATTTTTGGTAACTAGTTCTTCCTCATCTGTACCCATAATGATTACCTCATTTCATCAAGTAAATTAAGAATTTGTTTAAATATCCTCTCATTTAATATATAGAAATTTTCATCGTTTTTTATACCGAAATTAAAAACTAATGAATAAAATTCTTTATTCATCGCGAAGGCTTCTTGTTTTAATTTATCTAACCATTCTTTCTTTATAGTAAATTGTTGTTGTTCCTTTATACAAGTTTTAGCTTCAAATAACCAATCCTCTGTTTTTATATCTCCTTTTGCAAATAAAGTAGCTCCGGCTATTTGGTTGCAATTTGCCGGAAACTGTTTTGGCTATTTTCTTTTCTTGTTTTGAACTATAATATCTAGTTGAATTTTTATTCATTATTTTCTTAACTCCTTATCAATTAAATTATAACATAACCATTTATATAAATTAAATTTAAAAACTCTATAACTTATTAATTGTATTAATAATCCTAATATAATTGCTCCTATTAAATATCCACTCCATAATATAATATCAAATAATAATACTATTAAATTTTCCATCTTATTTTATCTCCTTTACTAATTCTTTATATTCTTTTCTTAATTGTTTGTCCCATGTATTAGTACAAACATTTTCATATAACTTAACTGCTTCTTTAAATGTTTTTAGATTTACTTTCACCATACAACCAAAATCCTCATCTAAAATATAATAATTTTTATTTTCTATTCTTAAAACTTCTCCATTTATTATTACTCTTTTCATAATACTTACCTACCTTTCTATTTCTCTTATTTTTGCTTCTATTATATTTAATTTTTCTTGTACTTCTTCAAATTCTTCCATTGTTTGACATTCTTTATTTAATAATTTTGTTTTTTGTGCTTTTAAAGCTCTTAATTTATTCTTATTCATAACTACCATCTCCTTATTTTTCAATAAATATTTTAATTTCATTTTCTAATTCTTTTATATCTTTTTGTAATCTTTCAATTGTTATTAAATGTTTATCATCTTGTGTTTTTCCATATAATAATTCTTTAAATCTTAATTCAAATTTCATTGAACTTAATCTTTGTTTTGCATTTTCTAATACTTGATTTACTACTATTTCATCCTTCCTCATAATAATTACCAACCTTTCCAAAATTTATTTATTATTTATTATGCTTTTATTATAATATATTATAATAAAAAAGTCAAGGATTTTTTTAAAATTTATTAAAAAAAAATTAGAAGTTTTTATTCTTCTAATTTCTTCATTACTTGATTATATATTTTATTAAATAATTCTTTATTGTCTTTTAAATATTGTAATAATGCTGGTTTACCTTGAAACTTTAAATCTTCCATTCGTATTTCATTATTACCTGTAGCCATATTTTGTTGTAATATTTCACCTGTTTCTATATCTATAATATCAAACCAACTTCCTCTTTTTCTAATTATATCATAATAACCTGCTAATTCTATTGTATCATTAACTATATCTACACCACTATCATATTTCAATGTATAATAACCATTCAATCTATCCGGTTTTACTGCTTTATCTTTTACTATGGCTATTTCCACATAATTTCCAGCCGGACTTGTTGAACTTCTTTTTATATCATTATTATTCTCATCTATAAAATTGCCTTTTCTAAATATAAATCTAAAAGTACATAAATGTTTCCAACCTTTTCCTCCTGTTGTTATAACTCTATTAAATCCTGACATATCTTCTCTTACTTGATTTATACCTAATAATACACATCCTGTTCTAGCACATATCATTTGAGCTTTCTTACCAAATACTGTTAATGCTGCTGCTATTCCTCCATAAGTTTTATCTTGTACATCTTTATCATATGCTTGTTGACTTACCATTACTCCTAAACTATCTATTATTACTAATCCTACTTCTCCAGTTTGCATCATTTCTAGTAGCATATCAAATATTTCTTCTGCTGATTGTGCCATTGGTTTTAATAAAATCATTTCATCTGTATCTACTCCTAATTTTCTAGCCCAATCTTCTTTCAATGTATTTTCACAATCACAATATACTACTTTTTTCATTTCAACTTTATCGTCTTTTTGCAATTCTTCTTCATATTCTCTTTTAAATAATCTTTGAGCATTTGCTACTAAATCTAATGCTGTTGTGGTTTTTCCTCCATTTTCTTCTCCAGCAAATTCTATTACTGTTCCTTTTGGTATTCCTCCATAAGTCATATAATTAATTAATGGACTAGTAAAAGGAATATTTTTCCAATTTCTTTTTGGTATTCCTTTACTTACTATTGGTATATCTTCCTTTTTATTTAGCTTTTTAATAATTAAATCTAATTCAGACATATAATTACATTCCTTTCATATAAAAATTGTTTAAAATTGATTTTAATAAGAATTAAATGTATTTTTCTAATATTTTATAACCTTTTAAAACTAATAGACCAAAAACTTCCCAATCAATTCTTTTAGAATTTAATCTATCACAGCAACTGTTTAAACAATAACACATTTCATCTTCACAATAATCAAAACTTGCTATTGTATATCTACTTCCATCTGAATTAAATGCACAAATTTCTAAATCTGTTTCACATGGCTCTTTATGTATAAAGGTTTTATAACATAATGCTAGATTATCTATTTTCTTTATCAACCATTTTGGTTTAATTACGTCCTTTGAATCTCCCACTATCTACACCTCCCAATTCATATTCTGACATTCTTCTACTTATAACTTTCTTACAACTACTTAATAATTCATAGGCAGCATTCATTTTTTCTTTTACAATTTTGTACGCTCTATCATATATAATATGAGTTACAGTTTCACTTTGAGCTGCTAATTCGCTTTTTGCGGTTTTATCCGCTACTGTTCCTTTAACTTCTCTATAAATTTCATTATATTTCTCTTGCTTTACTGCTTTTGCTACATCGGTTTTAATTCCTAAATTTTCTTGAGCCTCTCCACAAAAATATAATAATACTGGTAAATTCATAACAATATCATCTAATTCTTGTGCTGTTGGTGGATGTTCATTATCTTCTAAAAGACTTTTAACAAAAGTTACATAATTATCTAATTGTTTACAATAATCTGCTACAAGTTTATTCGTTAAATCATTTATCATCTTACTATTACTATTTACTCTATCTTGTAATACTTCTATTTCTTTTTCTTCAAGTTCTTTTGCTAATAATTCACCTTTACCCATAACTCATCTCCTCTAGAAATTCTTCTAAATTATATTTAAAAAATACTCTTTGCTTTTTACCTTTTATTTCTATTGTAGGAACCACTTCAATTGATTTATTTATATTAAATGATTTATTGCCTTGCGTACGAAGTAAATCTAAATATTGTATATCTATAAATAAAGTTTTATCACAATCAATAAACCAAACTATTATTCCCGCATTTAAGCCACTTATATAAGAATATTCTAATAATTTATTCCATTGATTTTCCCTTATATGAGAATTAAAATTTAATGTATTTCCATGAATTGCTTTACATTCAAATAAATTCAAAGTTCCTTTTTTAAATACTATTAAATCACAAGGATTATTAATTTGTTTATAACCCATAGTAACATCATATAATCTTAAACAAAAGGTATCTGGTACTTTTTCAAATTGCTCCCTTAATTTATCTTCGAATTGCTTTCCTCTATTAATTCCGCATTTTTACCTCCATAAAAATATATTGTTTTACCAGTTTTTCTTATAAAACCCTGTATTTTATGCCCATCATTAAATTCAAAATATTCATACTCTGGAATTTGGTCTACAACTCTTCTACAATAATCTAACACTTCTTTATCAGGTAAATCTGTTTCATTATGTATTATAATTTTAGATTTCATCTAAATCTATTCCTGTTCCTTTCAATAAATTTTTAATATCTTCAGGATATAATCTTATAATTAATTTTTCTTCTCTTCTTACTACATCTTCATATATTGCCCATTCATTTCTATCTAATTGTAAAGTCTTTTCAGTATATCCTTTTTCTGGGTCAAAATCATAACTTAAAATTATTTCAACTTTATTATTCATTAATACATATCCTTTCCACATTGTTCTTTATATATACAATAACTACAAGTTTTCTTTGAAACATCTTGAGGTTTTGGTGGAGCTTTTAATTTTTTAACATAACTATCACAATATTCAATTCTACCTACAAGCTCCTCTTTCATTTCATTTGTAACTTCTCTTATATATGCTTTTTTATCAAGAGTATCTCTATTTTCATATACAAACAATACTTTATCTATTCCAAACGCTAATGAATATGCTGTTGCTTGATTATAATGACCTTCATCTACTCCATTTCTTTTATAAAATTTATTAGCAGTTTCTGTTTTAAATTCAAATATAAAATATTTACTTTTATATTTAATTATACCATCTGTCATAAAACTCATATTAAGTTTAGTATGATATAATTTTGTTTCCATACCACTTTGACCTTTTATTTCCAAATCAGGTATATTTCTTTGTTTTACAAAATCTGCTACATTTATATATTCACAATCTACATTCAATACATTTTTCATATTTTCAATTGCTTGCTGTATTCTTATATGTCTATCTGTTCCACTTTCACAAATACCTTCAAATTGATAACTTGCTTTTGATGGGTCTGGATTTATCCCTAATACTTGATATACCATTGCTCTATTACAATTCATACCACTTGGTTTATAAGTTTGACTAGGTTTACCTGCATTTAATTCTACTTGCTTTTCTATACTATTTGTTAAATCATTTAAAAATTGTTGTTCTATTGGTAATTCATTATTGGCTACATCTATAAGTCTCATTATATTTTTTAATGAATTTCTTGCCATTATCATTCCTCCTAAATAAATTAGACTGACTAGAACAGTCTATAATCAGTGAAAGTTGGTTAATTATTTCTTGGATTTCTTGCAGTGAAAATCATTAATACATTAACTAATCTAGTATTGTTAATATATTAATATGAGGGTTAGGATTTGCACCTAACATGAAATTCTATCTACTAGCCGACTACCCTTTCCTATAGAACTCTGCGGGACAAGCTTATCAAAATTAATAAGCCCTGATACATAACAGCGTCTACCTATTCCGCCACCTCATATTTATTAATTTTCTTTATCTAATAAAGATATAATATGAGTACAATTTCCATCTAATATTTTTATTGATTTTTCTTGTCCATAAGCTATTTCTACCTCTTCTGTTGAAATTGTTTCAATTTGAGATTTTAACATTTCTATATCTATTAAACAATCAAAAACATTTACATTATTTGTACCTGAAAATACTATAACCTCTCTAGCATTAGATTTTTGACTTGTAATATTTAATCCGTCTGGTGTAAATTCTAAAAATACCCCACCTTTATCATAATCACTTACAAATAAGCTCATTCTATCTAATACATTTAATAATTCTTGTTTATTTACTTTTACAGAATTGTTATATTCTAATGCAACTAAATTTTCTATGGGTTTTACTGGATACATTTCTTTACCTTCAAGTTCTTTACCAAAAATTGTATAGTCTCCATTATAAAATAATAATATATTATCTTTCTTTTCTAACTGTATAGATTCTGCACTTTCTACAAGTAATAACAATTCTGCCATCTCACTTGAAATTAGCATTGGTTCTTTTACTAGTTCTTTATCTATCTTGCACACTAATTGTCTATCAGTTGTTATTGTATTACCTGATATGTAATAACCTGTCAAACAAGGTACTTCCATTGTTTTTGCTACTGATGCTTTTGCTATTTTTATTGCTTCTTGCAAATTAGATAAATTTATTGAAACTGCACTATCTGCTACACGAGTTATTTCTGGAAATCTTACCATTTCTCCTTCTTCATTTATAGCTATTTCTAACTTATAAACACCATTTCCCTTTATTTCTAAATAATTTTCTTTATTTTCCAATTCTATAAATTCTTTAGTAGTTTTACCTGCTAACTTTGAAAAAGTTTCTGCATTAACTATTGTATAAAATTCTTGTGAATCTATTGGGCCATACATAGGGTCCAATTCTATTTTTTGCATAACCCTTAATTGATTACTTCCATCTGTTGTCATTAAAGTTAATTTTCCATTCTTTACCTCTACACCTATTAAACCAGTTATAGGTATCATTTTATTATTGCTAGCACCTTGTATAACTTTTGCCACCATTTTTTGTAATAATTCAGTTTTAATTTTCATTTTTAATTACCTCCCATATAATATATAGATAAATTTATATAATTTTATATATTTATCTCACAGTTTTCTATGCCCAACTATCCAAAATAAATCATTTGGTTGTAAATAATTTATACACTTTGCTTCATAAATTGGGTCTAATTCAATATTATTTATACTTACTTTTAGCTGTTTTTCGTAAGGTATATTACAATTCACTATTTTATGATTTAAAAATTTAAACATCGGACAATATTTAGCAATTAATTTAGTTGGGTCTTTCCCAACCTGTATTCCAATAACTTCTATATTATCTCTATTATATTTTTGTAAACCCTTTATAATTGAAACATAATTCATACCAGAACCAACTGCAACAACAATACGATTTATATCTTTTGGTAAATTTTTTACCTGCTTACTTGTAATAGCTATATTTTCAAAACACTCCATTCCAAATGGTATATAATAATAGCCATTCTCCTCTGCAAATTTTTTTGACCTAGCAATTAATACATTTGTATAAGCACCCTGTTTTAAATCCCTTATTAAAACTGTATTTTTATTATTTTTAATGTTTTTAATTATAGAAGTATCTATATTACTATTTGGCATAAATAAGTAACACTTACAGCCCAATTTTTCACAAATATTACTTATTATTTCACACTGGGGGCTAAACCTACTACCTACACTAACAAATGTATCAAACCCTTTTTCTATACCTTTTTGAATTATATATAAAGCGCTTCTCACTTTACTACCATTACAACCTGCAAATTCAAATAAATCGTCCCTTTTAATATAAATATTATTTATTTTTTGTATTGGTGTTAATTCTTGTAAATCCATTTAATTATACCTCAAAACTTCCAAATCGTTCTTTTATTTTATTTGGGTCCCCCTTATAAAAAACTAGTACTTGCTGATGTTGTTTACCAACCTTTCTACTAACGTTAAACTGTCTTGGCGCCCTTACTGGTAATGTCCCAACTACATTCACCAATATCATTTCATTATAATATATTAATCCAGCAGTTGAAAAAGCTCTTACCGTATCACCTACAAAATCATAATATCCACCATCTTTATGATTTCTCATATTACCTATAACTATTACTGCAAAGGAATTATCCTCTAACATATCACAAGCATTTTTTATTATTTGTTTATAGGTACTAATAAATTCTTCATAAGTTTCCTTATTAGATAAATCATTAGCCTTGTTGCTATAAACCTCTAAATCATAATAAGGTGGACATGTAAATAATAAATTATATTTACCGTTGGCTAATTCTTTACAATTTAGGCTATCACCATTTATCCAATTTGGTTCTATTATGCCGGTATATTTTTTACTTATTTCTTCGAACTGCTCTTTATTAGCTTCTATTTGTTTTTCACTTAAATCTATTCCAGTATAATTTCTTTTTAGCATTCCTGCTACTAAACCTCTTACGCTACCACCTGCAAACGGGTCTATTATAGCATCATTTTCTTTGCTAAACCACTTATAGGCTATCTCGCAAACTACTGGGTCAAAAATTGATGTAGACTCAGATTGTTTTTTACCATACTTTTCAAAATCAAATCCTTTTGGTAAACAATCAACATCCCTACCTTCCTCACTTTTAATGCCTAAACTTATCCAATTCCTTTTTCTATCTTGCCAATAGCCCTGTTTTGTATCAAGTATAGAAAATGGTGGTACTAAAAACCTATCACTTAATAAATTCGATGGTATTGGTTGTATTTCTATTTCAAATAAACTCATAAATATTTTATCCTTTCTTAAAATAATCCCCATTCAGCAAACTTTTCAAATCCACCTTGTTGTTTTATATATTCTCTCGCTATTTCCACTATTTCGCTATATGGTTTTCCATCTATTTCTTCATCTCCTATTGCACAACATAATTCTACTAGCTTTCCTGTTTCTTGTGCTTTTAAAAACGCATATATATTTACTGATACATCTGCCTTTGATAAATCTTTTCCATGTAGTCCTCCGCCTGTTACGCTATCTGCCATATCGCTACCTAGCTTTCTATTTGTTGCTCCTGTATCTACATCTATTCCACCTGTCCATTCTCCTAATGGATTTATAATAGCCTCTTTATATCCAGCAAATATTTGTTTTAGTTCTTCATTCTTTGCATTACTTTGACATATAATAATCTTATCTTTATCTAATATATATTTTCCATCAGAATTGTAGTCTTCAAATAAGTTTCTTGCTATTTTTGACAATGCTTTTTGTTCTTCTGTTAATGGCATTCCTTTAAATATGCCATTATCTCCGCATCTTATTTTTTCTTCTTGATTTTTAGCAAGTTCTATATCTTGTGGTACTGATATTATCTCTATATTTATATTATTTGTTTCTGTTATTCTGTATACTAAATCAAATAAATCTGTTTCATTAAATTTAACAGAGCTTTCTATTATTATTTTACAATGCCCATGCCCTATTAATACTTCAACTGCTATTTTAGGATTTTCTTCTTTTGTATATGCCAAATCTACTATTGCTCCTGCTATTCTATCTGCTATTTTATCTGGGTGTTTTGGATTTACTTTTTCTATCATATCAATTATCCTTTCTAAAGTAATATATTTATATATTATTTATTTTATTTTAAATCTATCGCTTATTATTTTTGGTACTGCCCTATCCCAATCTATTATATGATGTATTCTTTGGTGATTAGTAATCATTGCCGATATTTTAACACTAGATGGGCAACACATAACTGTATAAAAACTTTTTATATAAGTGCCTAAAGATAGATAACTGTCTGTTAACCCACCCAAATTAGCTTGTGTGTCTACCTGATTTATCATTACATCGGTAATAGTTAAAAATAGGTTTCCCTGACTTCCATATAAACAATAAGTATTTACATCCTCATTTATTCTTCCTATAAACGTAAAAGGATTTTGTACATCACAAAAAAATGTATTCATTGCTTTTCTTAAAATTCCCTGTTTATACTTTCCACCATCTAAACCGCCTATAAAATCTCCACCTTGTGCAAATGTAATAGTTTTAATACTTGGTAAATCTTTATAAAAATCAAGTACTGCGTCAAATATATCATCTAAAGATTTTGGGTGAGCTGAGCCTAGCTTATCTCCTTCTGGATACCTAAACAAAAAGGACTTATAATCATCGTCAAGTTCAAGAAAATATCTATAGCCTAATTTTTTCGCTATTTCATGGCAGCTATTTCTAGCAAATAAAACAATATTTCTTGCATCTAAATTGTCTAATGTATCACATTCTTTTGACTTGGCCAGCTTATCAAAAACAATAACTTTGTCTTTACCAAAATATCTATAATAGTCTTCCAATGTCTCATCTTCATTATCACATATAATATACCAATCACCAGTATATTTATACTTTTCAAGTGCTTTAATTGTATATACTCTATCTGCTCTTCCATGAGATAATATAAAAACAACAAAATCTTTATTTCTCATTTTTAGCCTCCTCAATTAGAGAAGAAAGTTTAGAATTTAATTTAACATATCCGTTTGCAATTGCATCCTTTATATCAATTATTACTAATGCTGATTTTTCCATCAACTCTTGCATTTCTTTACCGCTATGAGCATAATAATCTGCTATTTTTGAATAATTAAATACTAAATGGCGCTGTGCTGCCTTAATAAGAAAATCTTTTTCAGCATCTGTTACATTAGAATTTCTTATTTCCTGCATTAATTTATTTGTTTTTGTGTTATTATATAATTCCATTATATTTGGTTTTATATTTTTAGGCAAATATTGAGGAATACCAACTTTTTTAGTATATTTTTCATCTACTATTTTATTTATATCCATATCAAATAAATCCATTTAAATTTCCTCCAGTTCTATTTCATCCCCATACCATGCTCTTGTAACTTCTACATCGCAACTAATTGGCACTTGTAATCTATCTTTTGCTGCAATACTCATTAAATTTGCAAATCTTTCTTTACATCTTTTTGCATTTTCTAATGGGCACTGTGCTATTAATTCATCATGTACAGGTATTAATAATTTAAAACCTAATTCTTTAAGTTCTTTATCATTACCGACTAATATCATTGCTTTCTTTGTCATATCTGCTGCTGAACCTTGAATTCTAGCATTTACGCATTGTCTTTCAGCATCTGCAATGTATCCACCATTATCCTTAATTTCAATTCCTTCAGCTCTAGCTTTTGCTTTTACTTGTTCTTTTGCTACTCTCCCATAAGACCTATTCATCATTCTAGTATATTTATCCATTGCTTCATAATCTATAAATTCTTCTTGTTCATTTTCAAAATCCAGTGGATTAAAATTATTATTTTTTGCATTACTGAAATCAAATTCATATAATGGAAGTTGTATATTTGGTAATCTTCTTTTTCTACCCCATAAAGTAGTAACAAAACCTTTTTCCTTTGCCATATTTTTACTATCTTCTTCAAATTTTTGAATTGCTGGAAATCCTTTAAATATCTTATCCTGTATTTGCTGTGCCTTTTCTTTAGTTGTATGTAATTGTTCTGCTACTGAAGCTATACCTCTACCATATAAGATACCTAATAAAATACTTTTAGCTTGGGTTCTATATTCTTTTCCTTCTTTGTTTGTTTTGTCTGTTTTATTTCCATTTTCGTCTAAATAAAATTCCAAACAATCTTCATAAGTTCTATTAAATGCTAATGAAGCTATTTCTGAATATAAATCTCTTCCATTTCTATAAGCATTTAACATTTTTTCATCCCCGCACATTTGCGTCATTACTTTCGGTTCTTGTTGAGAATAGTCACTAGACATCAATACATATCCATCATCTGCTACAAACATTTTTCTAATCTCTTTATTATGTGAAGGAATATTTTGCATATTAGGGTCTTGACTTGAAAATCTACCTGTTGCTGCTCCATATTGATTAAATACGCAATGTACTTTTCCATCTTCAGGATTAATTATATTACGCATTTTATCAATATATGTTGTTATTAATTTTGCTACTTCTCTATAATCTAATATAGCTTGACAAAATTCATTATTCATTGCTTTCAACACTTCTTCGCCTGTTCCTCTAGAGGGTTGTCTAGGCACTGGTTTTTCTCCAAGTATATCATATAATAAAATTGCTATTTGAGTAGAACTTGCTATATTTATCATACTTCCTAATTTATTATTAGGATTTTTTCTTCTATAATCTTCAATTTTATTAGAATATTTGTCACACAATTTATAAAATTCTGCTTCCTTTTCTAATAATAATTTATTATATTTTTCAGATAAAATATTCAAATAATCTAAATCGACTTTTATTCCACTATCTTCCATATCTGCTACAATATTTATTAGGGGCATTTCTATATTCCAGAATACATTGGAAACTTCTAATAAATCTTTTTCAATACATTTTGAATTACTTGGGTCTAGGAATTGTTTTTGATAAGTATATAATTCATAAGTTACTTCTGCATCTCTTGCTGCATATATATAACCACTATTTATTGGAACTAAATTAAATGTTATTTTTTCAAATAAATCACTGAAAGCAAAAGCATCTTTTTCATTTTTAAGTACATATTTCTTATGAAGTGCTTTTAATCCATTCTCAGGTTCATTTTCGTTTAATAATTTTTGAGCTATATAGCCATCCCAATAAGCTGTTAGATATACTCCTATTTGATGTCTTAACACTCTTATATCAAATTTTGCATTGAACATTATTAATTTAACATTATTATTCGCTAACCTTTGTAATTGCTTCTTACAAATTTCTTTAGATAATTGATTATTTACTTTTGCATTTGTAATATAATCTATATGATTTATTGGAATATAAACTGCTTTTAATCCTAGTGTATATAAGGAAAACCCAACTATATCATCTAGCATAGGATTCAATCCTGTTGTTTCTGTATCTATTGCACATATCCCTTTTTCAACACATAAATCTATATATTTAACTAAATCATTTTCTTCTCTAATACAATCATATTTATCTTTATATTCCCCAAGATTTTCTTCAACTGACCTTTTTATATTAGCAATTCTTTCAGATAAACTTTTACCTACTTTTGCTACAACTTTTTTAGTTTTTTTAACTGTTTTATTTAATATATTCTTATCATCTTGTCTAGTTGCTGGAATTCCTGGTATAGTGAATAAATCCATTACTTATTCTCCCTATTAAAAACTTTCCTCATCATTATTGTATGTTGGTCTTCTCCTTACTGGTTGTGCTGGAGTTTCTCTTTGAGCTCTTCTTTCTACTGCTTGACTATTTCCAGCTTGTCTTGTTCCTCTTGCTACTTGATTATTTTGTTCTTTTGGAAATGTTCCGTGGTCTAAATAATAATTTAATTCATCTTCAGTCTTTACTTGAAAAGCTAATCCTTCAGCATCTATTTCAGGAAAATCT